TGAGATTGATGCCGTTATCGCGAGCGTACTGCTCTGCGGCGTCAACTATCCCTGGGTCTGGTCCTGACGCCCCTTGAACAGATGGTGAACCTTCAAGCGGCGTATAGCTTCGGCCCTGATCCCGTCCTCTTCCGTCTCCGGTCGATTCGGATCGTCGTCCTGGGGAGTATCTTTGGCCTGAGTCTTTGATGGGGGCTGCTGTGAATTCGGTGTTCCAGCCTTGCTCTCTGGCGAACTTTCTTGTTGCGGAAATGACGGCTTGGCGTACATTGTCACTCCTTCTTTGTAGATCGGGTCGTCCGGTCCCGCCGATCCGAGATGTGTATTCTTCCCCATTTGGATTGCTTTGCCAGCTGTTAGAGGTTGCGTTGTATTCGTTGCCTTCGCTGCGGAAGGATTTTGTTGTCGTAGTGCCACCAAGGAAGCTTGGATTGCTTCCATGGAGAGCGCTGACTACCTTTTCCATTCTACTGTGGAAGTCTAGGTTATCAATGGAGAAGTTGAGTATTCTGGCTCCATTCGGCATGAAGGCTGGAGCGAGATCCGTATCTTTCCCGAATTCCCGAAGCATGGCGTCGTAGAGATCTTTGAATTCCGACCCTTTCCATGCCCTATTACCTGTGATTTCAAACCCATTTTCAAGAGCAGGATCGCTCGAATAAACAGGTAAATGCCAGTAGACACCATCTTGAGACAGGACATATCCCAAGATGTTGGCGTACAAATCCAGTTTCTTCCTGTACTCCTCAGTGATGGTCTTGACGCCACCATTGTTCTCCAGCATGACCTCAAACTTCGATTGCGAACCAGCACCGATGTCACCCTGCCATGCAGAGAATCCGGTGATTGTGACTGGAACATCGAGTCCTACAGCCTTCGCAATCCAATCGCCGTTCTTGAACAGGACGTCAGTAATCCTCTTCAGATATTCTTTTTTTACGGCATAACTTGCATTATGAATCTCTGGAATTATGTCAAGCGTCTTAGATGGAATAGCTTCCCATGAAAGTTGAGAATCTTTTATTCCACGACTAACCAGCTTGCCGTAAACTTCCTGCATTGCCGGGGAAATTTCAAGATTGACTACCGGATCCGAACTTGTCTTGTTATCAATCGATTTGTATATCTTCCTGAGCCAGCTAACAACTTTTTCAAACACAGACCTAAGAGTTTTTGATGTAAATTTCCCGCCCTTAATGTATTTAAGCAGACCGTTGGCAAACTTTTCTTCGGCCTCAGTTGTCCAGTTGCCATCAACTACACCAGACCATTTCATTGCAACGTCAATGTCAGCGTCAGTAATCCCCTCTCGCATGTCTTTTGGAATGCTTTTATCGAACAGGAACATCCTTGCTACGTGCCCTAGTTCGTGAATCCCATCTGCAACCGTTGGCTTGTTAAACGCACGCATTAGTGCTATGCCAGAATCAGTAAGTTCTACTGACGCCTTAACAGAAGCAGTCAAAGACCTCAATACCCCGTCAGATGGATAGGAAGTATCAGTAGAAACTCCCATCATCCCGTAGAACAACTTTTCCATGTCCCACATCATCTCTTGAACGATGGCTGGTTCAACACCCAACGTTTCTGCGACCTGAACCCACGCATCTTCGAGAATTTGCCTCTTGATCCTGCCTAGCTGATTGGTGTGCTTCCAAGGAACTCCAGTGTTTGGCTCTCTGAAGTAGCGAGACATCGTTCTGGCGACCCACATGTCCTTGGTAATCGTCTTAAGTTTTTGCCATCGATTCAGGATATAAGAGCCTTGCTTTGGATTGTCGCCCAATGCAAACGCGCCAACTATTTTTAGATTTGGATCATTTGGGTTCTTAAGGTCTCTTTTGAGATACTCGTGAACCTTAAGTTTTTTTGCTGCCTTATCTCCGATGACCGAAACAATCTCGGCCCATGTGTGCTCAGACTCCATCCACTTTATGGCTTTTGCTAGTCCCGATTTACCTCCGCCGAAGTGATCGACAAGCTTGCTAAAACTTCTTGCTGACGCCAAATTGAATGTTCTGGAGATTTTCTTGAACTTACCAGGAACAAGATTTGGCTCGTTAGGAATTTTTTTGCCGCTAGAAGTTACTCGACTCGACTCAAAAGTGATCTTACCTCTCGGAGTAACATACGTCGGCTTACGTGGACGCTGCCCATTCATGTCTCTAGGAGCGTTGTAATCTGTCTTCCAGACATGCTTCGGATTGGATGTCATGCCCGTTAGCGTTCCGTGTAACATCCACTCTTTCAGGACCATTAATCCAATCAACGTATCTACACTTGGTATAGCGTTGGCAGATGAAAACGAACCCATAATGTGAAGCAGCTTAACTTCATCATCAGTAAGTTTATCCCTACCCTCCGCAGCCATTTTAGCTGCAATGTCCTTGTCTCTTTTAGCCCATTTACTCAACCATGGGTTCGCCCTATCGATAATGTCAGTGGTATAAAAACTGATATATGATCGGTTGAGTTTTTTCCAAGCGTTAATTTCTAATAGCGTGTGCTTTACGATGGCATCAACGGCAGCTTGACGCCCATCGGATGTGTTAAAGTCAACACCTTCTGGAACAACCTTGTTTTGATTGGCATACTCACCAATCCACGCCACCGCAGACTTTAATGTCTTTTGAACAGCAACCGGTTCTTCACCAGAGAGAATTTTGTGGACTTGGAATAAAGCGTTTTCCGCAGGCATTCCGCCTTTGACTAGCTGTATCCGTGACTTGTCCAATCCCATTGCCTCGGCAATAGAACTAACAGCAGTGGCAACATCCTTAGGGACGCCGAAAACTTTCTCGATAACACCTGGAGTAAAAGCTTTTTCAGAAAACTCTTCTTTGCCTCTTGCAGGTGCCGCACGACGACCACCCTTGCCCTTCATGGCAACGTTGTTTCGCTTCATCGCCCTTTCGATCGCTTGGCGTGTCTGCCCAGCAAGCGTGTTTGGGTTGGTCACTCCTGGCTCAGCAAACCGCAACACTCGTCGCACCCAACGACCGATTCTTGCTAGTAATCCTGGCTTTGCCTTGCCGAGGTCGTTCCAGAACTTGAAGTAAGCCGCCCTGTCTTCTAGGTAGCGAGACAAGCCCTCGTCGTTTAGCAAGTCCTCGTCTTCGAGCAGACGTTCGTAGTATCCGGCATCTACTTCTTTCATGTCTGCGAGATACGCGACTTTAGCCTTGCCTAGCCCAACCGAATCGTTTTTGCTGACCCAGTTGTAGAGCGATCTCCATGCCTTGGGTGACGACCGCTTGATTGCATGGAACATTTCATGGGCAAACAAACCCCATGTCATTGCCTTCTCTGGGCGACCCTCTTTCTTCAGAAGGCTATCCCATTTTTCTACATAGTTCCGAACAAGCCAAATAGTGCGAGAGTTTGGAATAAACAGCCCAGGTACTCCTTGGTCGGGACTACCTTCGACCAGCCGAAGCGTAATGCCGATCTTATTGAGTATCTGCTTCTGCTTACGCTCGTCTTCGGTAAAGTCTTTGGACGGGATCTCTTTCCCTTCCGGCTTTTTGGGGGGACTTGCGTCTTTATCGGATTCACCGCGAGGAGCTGCTTGACGTTTCTTCTTTCTAGATGGTTTTGCTTTTGCAGCAGCGGTTTCGAGATACTCTCTGATTGTTGGTTGGCTATTAAGCTTATCTGATATTTCGTCAACAATATCTTCTCGTTCAGTAGCCTTAACATCCAACTCTCTCGCCAAGTCTTGCAGGTCTTCCTTATTTAGACTGCGAAGGTAAGTCTTTGCTGGCGACTCCTTCGTCTCCTGCTTGGCTTTAACTTCGGGCTGCGCAGGAGCGATTTCTGGCTTATCTTCTTGCTGTGAAGCGGCTTTGTCAAAATCTTCTGCTGTTACAAGATCGCTTGTCGGCTCCGTTCCTTTCCATGCATACACTGGCGTACCATCTGGTCGATACATTTGCGTAAGAAGCCCCGCATCAACCATTGGTCGCAACGAACGTGCAACCCACCCACGCGAATCTTTGCCAGGCAATCTGTCAGATATTTCATTCGCTGCCAGCCAACGGTTTTCTGGCATTTTGTTTCGAAACGTGAACGCAAAAGACTTCTTGCCAGCGTCTTCTGGTCTCATCTCGCCAGACTGCACCATCGCTTCCGTAAATTGCTCTGGGGTTGGCTTTTTTTGTTTTCCTGCAGCTTTTGGAGGTTGCTCAGCGGGTTGTTTTTTAGAAGGAGCCTTTTTCTTAACCGACCTTGGCTTTGGCAATTCCTTCTGACCAGCAAAGTCATACGTGCCAGCAATCATGTCCGCCAGATACGTGTCTACCTTTGGAACACTTAGCGGCATTAGCAAACCAACCACCTCGCCGTTAACAGCGTAAACTACCGGCGTGGTTATTTCATTACCTTTCTTCGCCTCTCCGTATATCGTTGCTTTTGGGTGTCGCTTCAATATCGTGTCGTGATAAGCCTTGCTCAAAAGAACATAATCGCCGCTATCGTTTTTTAGCATGACTTGTCTTTCAGACATGTCTCCGCCGCGATAACCGACAACAGTCATTTCATTGCCTGGTTTAATGGTGTTTCTGGTGGGAGCGATAACAGACTCTACCTTCACCTCCCTGCCTATGCCTTCAATTCCAGATCTTTTCTTCGATGAAGCTAATATTGCGTCCCTGTCTTTATCGGGAGCCTTGATTAGCACTCGACCATCTGTGTAATAACCAGTAGCCTTCAGAGTTGCTGCAAGACTTTCACCCTGAGCCACATTCCACAAGCCAGCCAGCTTTTCATTTGAGTACGACATGCTCCCAGAGTCAGTCTGGGTGAACCTCTTGTCATCGTCTTTGTCAAATGCGCCTTCAAAAACACGTTCCGCTATGTCTTTTGCCTTTTTCTGGTCCGAAATGTTAGACGCCTCAAAGTCCCATGATTTCGAACCAGCTTGCCTCACGGTCCAAGTGCCGCTATCCTTGGACTTCTCAATGAGTAACACGCGGTCGCCTCGAGACGCTCGAATTGTCTGAGCAACTCCTGAAGCGTTTTGCTTAATGCTTGTGTACTCTGTGGGCATAGGCTCTGCAGAAGGTTCTGGAAAAACAGGCGACGGCGCTTCGTCCGCCGCCTGCTCCTCCATAGGACTTATTTGCCCTTCGGACGGCCTTTGCCCCCCTTCGGTTTGCACTTGCACATTAGGATCACCTCCCCCCTTGGTTCCACGAGCATCTTGCACCTCCTCACGTTGACGATCTCCCGACACCGCATCAGGAGACTCGGAAATCTTTTGACTTCCATTCGGAACAATCCACTCCGATTCATCAGCATCAAAAAGACCAAGAGATTTTACCTCTAAACCAACGGCACCTTCCTTGGTGTAAACCGTCCCGCCGTACTCCTTGGCCCATTTCTCTGCTTGCTTTTTATCAGATGTCCAGCCCAGGTACGGACTGTCGTTTTTACTGGGGTCTTTATTATCGCCTCTGTACAAGGTCGGCGCAGCTTTGGATCGTTCGGCAACGCCATCCACAAACGCCCTAGCGAGTTCAACGCCCTCTTTGACGTTGCCGCCTTCGACATTCCCGCCTTCCAAGAAAACTTTCAGGTATCGCTTTAGATTTGAGGGACTGCCCTTCCATGTTCTTATAGCTTCTTTTAGCTTCTCGCTAACTTCAGGTTGGAAAGAAGGCGTTGGCGCTGACACCGCGTCAACAGGCGTGGGCTCAATTGGATTCTGTACAGGAAACGGATCGCTTGACTGCGGTGGTGTTTGCTGCTTGCGATACGAGATCTTCTTTGCGGGCAACGGAGTCGCTGCGACCACCTCAAACGGGTTTGCGACCTCGGCCTCCGTAGGCTGCACGTTGTAGCCTGACATCGCCGTCTCCACTTGCGGCTGCTGCACCTGAGCTTCTTGTGGTGCCTGCCGCAACGGAACGTCAAACGGGTCGGTAGAAGGCGGCATGCCCTCTGGCTGCGACACTGGAGGTTGCTGTGTGGCGGGAGGTATTGCCTGTTCCGATGACGGTGGGAACGGGTCGGTAGAAGGCGGTATAGCTTCCGGTTGCACAACAGGAGATTGTGGCTGATCCAATGAAGGAACAGCAGGTTGCGGCGTTGCGGATCGCATCCTCTCCATTTCTATCGCAGCCTGCCTAGCCACCTCTTCGTCGTTAATCAACGCTTCTTCGTTAAGCGGATCAGTTGGAGGTTGTTGCTGAGCATTGGGTTCTGGTGCAGGCGTTTCCTCGAATGCATCGCTAGGCGGTGGCGTAACCGGGGGCATTTGTCCCGCAACTGGTGGGACAGCTTCGTCAGCTGACGAACCAAGCATGCTTCTTAGTTGCTTTTCAAGATTTGCAATTTCCTGTTGAGCACTTGCTAATCGATTTTCTTTTGTAGTGGGTTCACCTGTTGCAATATCAATAAGGGTTGTTCCGTTATTGGCTTCCCTGACAAGTCCCTGTTGTCTAGCGAGTTCTCTCGGGAAAGATTCCCTTTTTCCCGTTTTGACTTCATTAACCACTCTTTTCAGCAACTCTAACCTTGCCTGAACATTGCTCGGGTCTTCGCTTGTGTCGGCTCCAGGCGGGAGCTGTGGGATGAACGGGTCGGTAGAAGAGTCTGCGCCACGACGACCGCCACGACCGCCTCGCAACCCAACCAACTCAACGCCCGTTGTGCCAGATTTAACCGCGCCTCCAACAAGAGCCCCACCCGCAGCGGCCTCTGCCCACTGCATGAAGTTCTCTTTGTTGAACAAGTCGGACTTCGGGTCGTTGATCTCCTTGTTAAGCGATCCGAGAAATTCCTGAAAACCTTCCTGAACGCCTTCTTCTCCAGACGCCTTCGCTGTATCCCATAAATATCCAGCAGCCGCCCTCCAGCCTTCTCTGCGAGCTATTTCATCGACGCCAGATCTACCAGCAAACGACTTCAGTACACCTGGAGCGGCTCCAAGCAAAGATTCAGAAAGGCCAGAAGCCAAACCAAGCCCCATTGCAGTCCCTGGAGAGTCGTAGCCAGCTTCTCTACCCTCCATATACATGCCGCCGCCTTCATGAAGGCCTGTAACAGCAGTTGTGGCCGCAGCAGACCCAAAACGCTTAGCGACCTCTCTTCCAACGTATTGTTTAGCAAGCCCCTCAGCAGCTTCAGCAGCCATTCCTCGCTTGACATACTCCGCTGCAGCATTGGAAATGGCTTTTTTGATAGCACCTTTGGCGAAAACACCACCCACTGCCCCAATAGGAACTGTCGCAACGTCAAGCGGGTCAGGAGCTGGCACAACAGCAGCACCAAGAGCAGCACCAGCAATACCTGTTAAAACCGACTCAGCCAATGATGGAACCGCCTCGCCTAAAGTTCCAGCAGCGTAAGTTCCAAAGTTGCTAAAACTACCGAACGCGCCCGTTTTCGGATCTGTAGAGAAAAAATCAATGTTGTCTCGCGGGTTTTCAGACGCTTGACGCATCTCGTCTTTATACGCCTGGAAATATTGTTGAGCCGAAGGTTCGTCTCCAGCTAAGGAACTCAACATTCCTAAGCCGCCTTGATAAGTCCCTTGAAGATTGTCAAACCCGCGATACAGCCCTCGCAGAAAAGGATTGCGAGCCTCAAGGTTTATCTTTCCAAAAGCTTCCGAATTGCGACGGCGAAAATCCTCAATTTCTCTTTTTGCTTGTTCGCGATAAAACAAATCAAGAATTGGAGTAGGTGCTCGCTTCCTGCTATCCATAATTGCCTGTTCGCGAGGGTCATCATATGCAGGGACAGGGATTTGCTCGGCCCAATTAGAAGTTAGACTTTGATCGTCTGATGCATTTATGTCGCTAGGAAGGCTTCCAGAATTCATTTCGTCCCTTATTTGCCGAAAACGATCAAGAATCTCGCCCATTTACTTATCTCCGTGGCTTCTTCATGTTGCCTAAAAAATCAAGTCAGGAAGTTCTTCTTTGACTGGGAGAAGCGAAGCTTTTTTTCCCACCGCGATTTATGCCGTCCTTGTTCTGTGGTTTCGTTTCGTATTTTTGTTTTTTGGGTTTCGGTTCTTGACTTATGTCGCCCTCATTACTGTTTGCCGGAATTCCTCTCGGTGCCATCTCTGCCATAGCCATCAACTTGCTTTGGTCCTCTTCGCTAAGTTGCCCGCTGTAGAAATTCACAACAGCACCGTCTTCTCGCTTGAACGTGATTACCCTTTGACCGCCAATTTCTTTCATTGGATGGGAAATCAACTCGACAGTGCCTTTCATCTTTCTGTTTCCATCTGCTGCTGTCAGTTCAACCATTGAATTATTTTGGTCTTTAGAAGACTGATAAGGTGCAGAATTTGTGCTCCACCACTCGTTCCAAAATTCGTTTTGTACTGCCGGTTGATCTTTAGGCAAACCAATAGGTTTTTTCTGTTCGAGTAAATCTTTTCTTGACGGAGTTGTCTGCGATTGATCAGGAGCAATTTCAGATGCAATTGCATCAATTGTTGGGGAACCCTGTTTAGGCACCGTAGGCTGCGGTTGCGTAGTATTTGGAGGCGCAGGTTTTTGTCCATAATCAATTACTATTGGATTTTCAAATCCAGGCACTGGTTTTACGCCAGAAGGAAGTTTAGGTGCCTTACGATTTGCAGATTTCGAAGACTTATTAGATTCTCTTTCTTTTTCAATATTAGCAATATATTCGATCGTCGCTCCTGCAATTGATAAGGTCTGAATTGCGGAATTTATATCTGCCTGAGTCGATGCTGGATTTCTAATAACTTCAGCAGCTTTTATAGCAATTTCCGTACTTGGCTCAAAAGCACCTTGCGGCGTTGACTGTGGTGCCTGTTGTTGCGGCGCAGACGGTGGTTGCATCACCGGACGACCTTGCGAATCACGCGGTATCGGCACCACTTGTCCTGCTTGGTTCACCATGTAGCCTCTCGAGGCAAGTTCCTCTGGAGTCAGCCGTCGTTCTTGAGCGTTAGGATCTCTCCACCCATCCCACCACGCTGGTCTTGCGGGGGGTTGAAATTGTGACTCATCACTGGGTGAAGCGTATGGTTTTCCGTATCCGTCAACGCCTCGCTTTTTGAGTTTACCTACTTTCTTTAACAACTCTTCAGAGTCTGCATCCCTAAATAACCACCGACCCTTCTTTTTCAATGCCGCCGTAAACTTTGCTCCCTCCGTTGGTCCTAGTTCAGCAAGAATTTGAGTGTATGGACTCGTATCTCGCGGGTCCATGTTCGCGCCAGCAGGCGGCAATCGTTCGCCTTTCGGACCTGTGACTCTAATTCCTGGTTGACTTGCTAAACCAGGAGATGTCGCAATTTGCCCGTCTTGCAGCACAGGCTGCTCGTAAGCCGGAGGAGCTTCTTGGCGGGCACCTCCTCGCTGAGATAAAATACCTCCGCTAACTCCACCAACACCGTATTTGCCCTTGCGTCCGGATTCCAATTGCTCTGGCGTTGGAGTCTGCCGAGGTCGCGGCTCACGCATTCGTTGACCTTCAGGCGTATCTGGATTAAACATCTCTTGGTAAGTTCCTTGGTTTTCACCCTCCATCCTAGTTTCGCTAGCGTAATCCGGTGTCTGCATAACGATGGCGCGATCTTTTTCGCTGAGGTCTTGCAATGGGACAACATATGTTTTTCCGTCTTTTGTGCGTATTACCGCAACGTCGCTAACTGCTGGATCGCCATCATTGAAATGACGGACACCACGAAGCTCACCTTTGAACGTCTTACCTTTATTGTTAGTCCAAACTCTAGGCTTGCCAATTGACGGCGTATCGCGAGCGACTGGCCTTTGATTGTATAGCCTGTTAGCTTCATTGCGTTTCCACTGGTCGTATTCCTTTTCGTGTGCATCTATCGCATCAAGTACTTTCTGGCCATCCGGACGCTTTGCTATTTCCTTCCTAAGAGCATCAGCGGATTGCTCGTAGCTGATATTTGGGTTGTATTGAATTTCAGCAGATGGAGCGGCGGGACTTGACTGAGGACCGTTCTGCGCTGGAGCCGCTGGTTGCGCAAGAACATTCTCTCGCCCCCAAACTTGGTTATAATACGATGGAGTTGCTCGAGAAATATCGCCAGTTTTTCCCGTAACATTACCCTTTGATGTTGCATCTGTGTACTCGTTAATCACATTTGCGGATCTTCTTTGATCTTTTAAGCTTCCGTCTGGATGATCAAGCCTAACGACGGATTGTGTCGCTTTACCTCCGGTACTCATAGCCAAGGAGTCCCTTGGGTCTACCTTGCTGCCGTCACTCATAATGACATAGCCGTGTTCGTCTGTCCGATTGGTTGGTGTCGGGTCTGGCTTGTAATCTGGGTGTGCTGGAGCCAACGCTGGACCCAACGCTGTCCAATCACCATTGCGCGAAGCAGGGGGATTCGCCTGAGAACCGGGCTGCACTGGCGTGCCTTGCTGTTGTCTTGCCGACCTTAGCGCCGGAAGGAAAACATCTTGCATTAGCACCTGCTGGTCTGGTGTTAAGTAATGCTGCCAGCCACCACCTAACCCAGCCATAATCCTCGGATCGCTACCAGGGCCGAAAAGCATCTTGTTTTGCTGCGAGCCACCCTGCGGTAGAATAGTTTCCTGACTAAAGCTATTCGGATACATATCTTCCTGCATTCTAGCCATCGTCGCTGGGTTCGGCGCAACCTGAGCCACACCGTCGTACCCAACCTGCATCAGTTCTGGTCCTTCTTCCCCGACCGTTACCGTTTGGCCGGGATACACAGGACCGCCGTAACGACGTTCTCCAATCCTTCGTTCCTTTTGAAGCTCGTCAAGCACACTGTTGTACGGATTATCGTCGTCAGCCGCCGCTGCCGGAAGTTGTGCTTGAGGTGTTGCGGCCTTGGGTTGTAAAGCGGTAATAGGGGCTCTCAATGCGTTCAAAATATCCTGGTCAGACGGCACAGCGCCATTTTGATTTTGCTCCATAAGCCGAGTCCTAGTATTGTTCCACGCCTCAAAGTAATCTTTGGGGTTTTCTTGAGCCCACTTATTAAACGCATCAGGCGCTTGACGTTGCTCGCGAACAGCATTCGCAGTAGATGGGTCCAATGTGCTCGTTCCCAAAAGAGCTTCCTTGTTTCTGAGAATTCTATCTAAGCCTTCTTGTTTCTGTGCGTCGTTAAGTCGCGTATTATTTCGCAGTGTATTTTCTCTGTCTATGAGATTTCGTAATTGCCTAGATACTCCATAGCCAAACCCACCTGCATCGATCATCTTTTGGATTTCTGCATTGTCTTCTTGCCACGATGCCATTGACGGCTGTTGCGGCAAAACTGGGTCAACACCAAACACTGGCTCCGCACCGATCCCTGGCTTGGCTTTTTTCTTTTGATCGCCAATGCCGATGCCACCATACGTGCCGCCAGTGTTGTACTTCAGCGGTTGCATTTGCGATGAACGCATTGCGTTATCACGTTCTTGCTGACGCTGAACCATCTGCATGCCAGCGTTGAAACGCGAGTCGTCCTTGGTTTGCATTATGCCAGCAACGTCGTGTCGTAATTTAATTCCCATGAAACTTCTCCTTTTAATCAAGCGATTTTACTGCATTTCCAATTTTTTTGGTATTTTCGCTTCGAAGGCATTAGGACAAGGTTTAGGCTCAATAGAAATCACGGTCTTTCGCAGAATCTGAGACATGACCTTAGCCTGTTCGTAGCTAGACTCTATGAACCAGCCGACATTGAATTTTTGGCACTGCTCTGCTTTCCAAGAACCCATGCAAGAACGGTTCCGTTCTTCAAATGTGCCTGGATACATCACGAGTTGACCGTAGCTGATGCGATATCGACTTAACCACTCCTCTGTTAAATCTCGGTACGCCTCTCGCCTAGCAGTGATAATAAAAGGGACGGTGTAATCTCGAGGAGTTCGTATGGGCTTCCGAGTCGTCATCCATTCTCGATACCTCGGCCCATCGTCGTCGTCACCTATCGGGCAGTCGTCGCATAAAACTCCGTCAAAGTCGATTCCCACATTCATCGTTCGAAACGTATAGCCATTATTGAACAAGTTCCAGTCAAAAAGGTGAGGCATTTCCAAGTCTACGGCACAACCCGTTATCTTTTGTTTGCCGCGATTGGTTGCATAGACGACATAAAAAGGCAAGTCAGTGTTTATTTCTTCAGCCGAACGTCCAGTACACGATGAATCATCTACTACGATGATTTCGCCCCCATGCTCAATGCGTTTCCCATGTACACTTGGAACTCGAATGCGAGAACCGCCTCCGATGTATCGCAAGCCAGCGGCAGTGATTTCATACAACGGAACACCGAGTCGAATGGATATATCGCAAGCTGCACGCATGCCAGAACGCGGGACGCCAGCAATCCCAGCCACATCTGGATGCCTGTCGAGAATAATTTGCGATAAGGTCAAAGTATCTCGAGTAAACTGGTCCCATGTTATGACCGACTGCACCAAATCTTTACCTTGAAGCACATCGATGTACTCTTTAATGGCTTCACATCTATTTGGATGGGCAGCGAAATGTGCAATATACGCATCTCGCAAGCCAGCATCAAATTCTCCTGCGTTGTTATTGTTAAACCACCACTGCCAATTCCACTTGGAGTCTAGTGTTTTGAGCGTTGCACCATTTTTCACTGCTTTTCTAAGTTGCTCTCCCACCCAAGTTTGTTCTATGCAATGCGATGTGCCGATATACTGTTCTGGTCTTTTCCAAATGTCACATGCGAGCTTGCGAGACAAAACCACTCCAGAATTAAAACATTGAGAAGTGTGTGGAATTCTTTTTCCAGTGACTGCTGCAATCGCCTTTCGGTCCCGCCTAAGCCACTCGGCATCTCCGATCCTTGGTCCGTCATCGTGTACGCAGATTGTTTCGCTGTACTCGTCAAAAATATTAGGCGCTGTTGGCTTGACAACGCAGTCGGCGTCAAGGAACAAAACTTCGTCATATTGTTGGCAAAAGTGCCAAGTTCGGAACTTCTCCATGAGTGCCCATTCTTCTGTCTGATTATCCAGACCGATAAAATCCGCTTCGCATCTATCGGCATACGCCTGCATCAAAGGCCACGTGAGCCTTGACATCGCGATGTAGTCATAACCAGTTGCCACCGAAACAATACATCGCTTACGTCCCGTGTCTGGCCTTCTGTGCCTCCAAAGAGCGTAAGCGCGATCGAGACTGCAAACAGGTTTATTAAGCGCCTTGTTCACTTCGTTGTGCAAAACAATAGAAGATTCAAAAAACGCTTGCTCAGATTCAAAAGATATTGGGTGCGTTTTTTCGAGGCTCGCAAAATGATTTCCGCAACCACATTTACTCCCTACAACCTCATCTTTCCATGCTTTATACCAAATTCGGCTACAGTCTTTATTAAGGTGCAAGGCTTTCCATCTTTTGCGTCCCTGCTCTTCTTTGAGGCGTTGCGATTCCCTGACCTTTTCTCTGTTCGCCGCACGGGCTTCGCTTTGCAGCTTTTGCAAACCAGGAATTTTCCATGTGCGCCGTGTCGTCAAAACTGCCTTGGTACATGTGCAAACATACGGCAAGCGACAGTCGCCAGGAACCTCTTTAGAACATTCTGGGCAAATCTCAAACATCTAATGCGCAAACCTCAACTAAATATCTGCAACTTCCCCTGTTGCCTGCGTTCATAGGGTCAATTGGAACAGTGGTGCAAAAACAAAGCAAATTACTTGAAACTACAGTTATAGGTCCAAACATTGCACACGGTTGGCTGCAATCAGTACTGTAAGCTGGGAAAGATAATTGAGCCGAACATCCAATCGACACATTCAAATTTAACAAAGTGCCGCCGTATCCATTGCTTCCGCAACTGACCTCTAACGAAAAGTATTCATCTCCTAAACAACAAAAACCATCTCCTTCCCATACGCCATCTAACCTATTCCACTGCAACACAATTTCGCAAGGTGCGTTTATTTGCTCCATCTTGTCAAGGCGAATGCAAGGAACGTCGTCTGGGTGAACATAAATTTTAGCTACTAACGTCGGACCCCATTCAACCGAACCGTCAATACCATCGCACGTGCAAATACACGAATTGCATACGCCAAACGGAGCTGACTCTAAAAGATATCTGAAAAACGAAAACTTCCTTATAGTCATTCCGACTTCACTCAGCGAAAAACCAGAATAGTATCCGTTGGCGAACAAGCCACCATGAACTGTCGAAACAAGAGACAAGACTGCATTAGTTACACCTCCGCATAGAACATTGTCGGTGATAAACGCCCAAACAGTTCTTGTGTCTCCAGTCAAACCTATGATGTCATCCTCTTTGAGGATTGCTTCAACACCACCGCTGACTATCCCCAGCCGCAGAACAGAATTGGCTATGCCTTGCACCTCGAACTCGACAAAATAGTAATTCTCTGAATCGCACACCAACGGATCGCCGCTTGCTGTTCTATCTACGTTGACGAGCACTCTGTATTTGTCACCGCTATCAACAACTTCATCGCAAGTGACCAAAGAAGCGATCATACTTCCTTCGGGCACTGGATGCGGGACATTAAGAATGGCAAGTGCGTTTGCGACCAAACATCTCGCTCCTCCGCACTGCTCGTCGATAATTGCCGCTGCTATTTCGTAATCGCCCTCTTCGTCGCACCAGCGTCCACGCAGAGGTGTACCAGGGGTTCTGCCGAAACCATCTTCGTGAATTAAACATGTTGCATCACAGCAACAATTCCACCATGCCATGAATTATTCCCTATTCCTCTTGCAAGCACTCGCAGTCATTCTCTCCTGCAGGTTCGCATTCGCATGCGTCAACTTCATCTGGGTCGCATTTAGCTTGTAAGATGTAGTATTTGCCCTCTTGAAACAAAACTAATCCTTTCGTACCTTCTTCCATGTTAGTAAACAGACCGTCTGGATCGTAAATGTTTGCAGTATGGGGCCAGTAACCAGACATCTGCCTTACGCAAGCCTCGCAAAATGTTCCAGTTAATGTTTCTAATGACTGAAACCTAAAGATTTTTGTCTCAGTATGAACAAACAACCAATTTATGACCTTACCGTTGTGGTCATAAAGGATTGATATTTTGTTTGTCAAACACTTTGGATGACCTCCGTATTCTGGAGAGTCGGAAACACCAGAGTTTTGCCCAACTCTCCATTTTACTTCAACTGGCGACGGAGGCACATAATGCGGGGCATAATCAGCTGTGCCTTGTGTTGGCAAAACAGCAGGAAATATATCTCCTATGCGATATCGCTTCGCTCCACCCGATGTAACCCTACACCCATATGGCTTTGCAACGGATATTCCAGGTTTTTCAGAATTGTTTTCCTCGAAATCAATGAACTTAAGCATTCTGGGGTCGAAACCTCTGCAGATCACGTGATTCGGATAATTGTCTTCACATGCAACTTGCAGCATTGCACAATACGGAAAAACTCCGAAAATCTCCAAATCATTATGCTCACCACGCACAGGGTTGTACGGTGGCGGTATTGTGAATTCTGGAGTAGGCCTGCGTAGTTTGCGAAAACCAGACATATTAGTTTGGAGTCAACCATCCTCCTCCAGCATCAGCAAGACCAGCTATCATAGATGCCATGTCTTTCCATTCAGGAGCCACGTCTTCGCGTCGTTCCACAAACGAATACAAACCAATAAGCAGTTTGTTGCGTTCGTCAATCTGGTAAGCCATAAGCCTTGTGTTCTCAGCGGCAACACTTTTCCATCCTTCTAGTCTCCTGACAGATGTCTCCATCAACTGCACGACTGCCCTATTTTTGTGCTCAGCCAGAGAGTTTGCGTTCTGCATCAGAAGAACCGCATACCTTTCTTTGCCAGAAATAAATGCAGTCAAAGCTGCTTGCAATTGGCTAAGCAAAGTATGTCTTTCGGACATTTCTGTTTTCGAAACATCTTGCGAAGCTGCGTACTGGCGCTGTATCGACTCCAGAAACTGAGCTTCAATCTGTTGTATGCGTTCGTAACGCTTTCCGGCGTCGTCCATCTTCCATTTAGCAAAGATGTCTCGCAACTGATATATCCTATCAACCGATTCGATTGTTCTCTGCCTGATATCCTGCAACTTCGCATACAAATTTGAAGATAGCTCAATCCCGTATTTGTAATTGGCATCTTTCGCAGAGAATATAGCCTGCTTGCCAGCAAGCACTCGATTTCGTACTTCATTACGCAGTGCGTATATGTTGCTGACAAGTGAAGCTTGGTATCGCAAAACCTCTTGCTGAGCTGAGTGAAGCCTATCCTTTCCGTCAAGAGTTCGCGAATTCAGCAGCGTGCTTTGTTCGTAAATCCTGTGTTGGTTTTCAAGCTTTTCTCGATTCAACCTGTCGTTTAGCAGCTGTATGTTTTCATCCCTGTCTCTGTTATTCCTAGCTGTCAAGTCGCTTATGATGGTCGAAGTGTAAAGCCCTCTACTGACAAGCTGCTGCATTTGAATTGACAGATTCGCGACAAACTGCTCGTTGATCCTCGCAAGATCCGCAGCCCCGAGATCCGTAAGAAACTGCCGAGCCAATGCCTTGTGTTCATTGTACTCGTTCTGTAGGCGACCCAAAACAGAGTTAAAGTCGCTCGAAAATTGATTAGAAAGCGTACCAGCGTCCGTCTTAAATTTATCTAAATCTACAGCAATGCTTTGGAAATCTGTTTCAAGCAAAATAAGTATTTCGTCTACCTTGACAACATACTCGTTCACATTTACATCTACGCTTGCCAGCTGTGTGTCAATGTCCGCTGCGTGAGATGTGTAATTGTTTGCAAGGAGTGTAAATTGCTGCGTGTAGTCTGCAATGTGACTGTTGAGCACAGTGCCAAGTGAAGTGATTTGCGACAAAACATCTGACAAGTAAGACGCAAAGTTTTGATCTAATTCGGTAAGCTTGCTATTGTAATTGTTGATAAAATTAGACAGAAACGTCTCTTGCTCAGAAAACAACGTATTGATTTTGCTTGCGTTGGCAGTCGCGTTTTGCTCAAGCTCTCCAAGTCTGAGCAAAGTTTCGTTCAGTGCTATCTTCGCGGCTTGCGCATCAAGTATTGTCTGCGTCTTGTTTTCCTCTATCATCGTTTCAATGGCTGTCATATATGTGTCTAAGTCAGCCAAATACACGCCAGACTGCAAATTTTGCTCTTCTATTTGAGCATTGAAATGAGTCTGGGACGTATCAATCATTTGCGTCCAATTCCTGACAATCTGATTGTACCTAAGTTCGTTTGCCGTCCTTGCGTCGTTTGCGGCAATTGTGTAGTTGTTACAAAGGTCAAGTAGCAATCGCTGTCGTTGCAATCCCTCCTTTCTTAAGCTGAAATAATTAGTCGGAGGAACGGTCGTGTTGTCTTGGGTTATTCCAGTGACCTCGAACCCCTGGGCAACAAGCCATCCCATAATGTTTTCTGGCACTTGCGAAATGCTTTGCACCACCCACCACACCCCAAGAGCTGGGTTTGGGACGCGATCAAGATCAATCTCCTGCTGACTTGGATTTAGAGCTGGAACATTAGGAATTACGTTTGCTGTCACAATGAACTCCTTTATTAAGCGTTAGCCGCTCTTGCCGTCATTTCAAAAACAGTCCAAGTGTCAGCCGCAGAACAGAAACACCTGACTCCCTTGTCCGCTGGAATAACGATAGCAGCGTTCGCTCCTTGACCGTTTAAGAATCCGCCAGTTGCTGGATACAACTTTGCGGAAGTGCCGCTAGTGTTGATTATTTCCATGATATCGCCAGCTACACCGTTTGGAAGCTTTACGCCTTTAACCGAACTGTCGCAAGTAATAAATGTCGTGTTGGTCGTTGCTAACGCAGCAGCGTCTCCAGCAACGCTACCATTAGCAGCAACTGGCGTGGCAGTCAGGCTTGCGAATGTAGCCCAAGAACCATCCCCTCGCAAAAACTGTCTCGCGTTATTACTCAGTTTAGGTAGAAGGCCGTGATATGTAGACGTTGCGTTCAGATCGGTGTTGTCGTCGGGAATGGCAAAGTCATCTAACTTGATTGCTTTTGCGTCGTCCAAGAACCTAAAATCCCAAAGATTTCCTAACGACAGCTTTTTTGCTGTTCCGCCAGCAATAATGTACAAGGTGTCGGCATCTGCTGCAGGACTTGCGCTTGACAGAGTAGGAACGTAAATCGCAAACTCAGACCAAAAGTGCGACCTCAAATTTGCTAAGGTGACTTTTGAATTTGTTGCCCCTTCATCGACAAGGAACAAGTCATCATTGGAAAGTGTTGCACTGGTGACCAAACCGCCGATATCGATGCTGTTAGTAACAACGGAACCAATATAATTTGCGAGCGCCGTGACGCTTACCGTGTAACTTACTCCAGATCGCCGCATCCAAAAAGTATCGCCCACCAAAACGGGTGATGCAGCCGATTTGTCCCACATTTCTGTTTCCATGTAGGATGCGATAGTTGAACTAGCAACCTTCTTCGGCGTAGTGCCTTCTATAACATAAAACACATCTGCGTCTTCAAGCGGCGTAAGCGTTGTCAATCCTGAAACGTACGACTGGAAATCGGTCCACAGCTTTGTCTCAAGCTCCGTAAGCGTTGCCTTCTTTGGGGTGGCTCCATCACCAATCAGAAAAATTGAACTAGGAGCCAAAGTTGCAGGAGTTAAACCAGTAAGGTCCAATACGCCAGACTGAACTCCAACTAAGACGAATGTTCTCAACTGGTCTACGGTCACGCTATAGGTAGTTGATCCTCGACCAATGATAACTTTGTCGCCAGTCGTAACAGGGTTTCCGCTTGCTGCCGACCAGCCAGAAGCCAGCACATGCGTTGATAGCAAGCCAATATCCAGCTTGTTCTGAGTGCCAGACCTGAATATCAAAAAGCTGTCCCCAGCTAACGCACTACCAGCCGCTGCAGCGCTATCTTGTGTCGCCACGACGTACGAGGCAATGTTCGCTCCTGTGGCTGTCCTGCCTGTTCCGCTTCTCTCAAGAAGAAACACGTCTGTTGCGTTTGCTGGAGCGCCCAAAGCGGCGTAATTGTCCCAAGCATCAGAAACAACAGCAGCACCTACCTCTGAGCGAACGTAGGTTGCAATGGTCTGCGCTGTAACTTTGCTAGCCACGCCGCTGTCGCTTGCATAGAACGTATCTCCGTCATCGAGAACAGATATTGCTGGCAAACCTGCAACGTAAGCAAGGTAGTCAGTGTACACCCGATCCCTGATCACCTGTAACGTCGTCTTGAGTGCTGTCGAACCCTGAGCCAAAACAAATTGATCTGTGAGATTGAGCGGAGTTGTCGCGGCAGTTAAACCGTTAATTTGCGCACCGAGCGCAACATCGGTAGAGTTAAGAAAAGTCCTGACGGTGGCGATGTCAATCTGCTTAAGCACACCTCCGTCATTAAAGACCAGCTTGTCCCCATTGACAATCGTAGTCTCGGTAGGAAGAGCCTCGAGCTTATCAACTATCCAGTTAAAAAAGTTTTGAACTGTTATTATTTTTTCAACGTCAGACTGAAAAACATTAACTTCGTCCGCATCGTTCAGCGTCGTAACAACTGCCGCCTTATGCAACGTTTCGACAACAAATGCCGCCAGCAAAGTAGCCGTGACATGACGCGATGTAGTGCCGTCAACAAGCGGAACCTTCTCTGGACCCGTAAGCGTGTCAGCCGCAAGTCCAGCAATCCAATTTGAAAATGTTACGTCAGGCAAAGTTACCTCCACGCCCCAGAGGGCTCGATGACCGCGTTTGCACCTTCCCATGCCCAGTTGCCGCTTGGAGCAGAAACAAGCAGGATCATGTATTTACCCCTAGCACGGGGATAGCTTCTATGGTTTACACCGGCGACCCAGGTTCCACTGCTATGCACGTTTGCTGGAGTAGTTCCAGCAATTAACGCCTCGATAGCAGCCTTCGCATTGACGCTCACCTGTTCTGCGGTATCGGAAACCATAACCCTCCAGGTAACGTTCACGCTCCCAGACGCAGTTATACCATGCAACTGGATCAGCCTTCCGTAAGTGTTTCCGTTGCCAAGCCGCAATGGACCTATCGCCACGTAAGACCCTGAATGCCCGACCTTAAACGGCCAAAAACCCTGCCTCTCAGTATCAAACATCCAAGAAACGGAAGCTGTAGGAATGTGGATGTACACACCTCTCGTTTCGTGATCGTAATCCAGCACCGTATTGACATCCGTAACGCCAGTCAAATGCTCTGGTATGACATCTTCAGAGATCGCCTGCAGCCCTTCCCCAGACGCAGACACGGTGTAAAGACCATGCGAAGACAAGAAGTAATACCTATCGAGATGGTCACGACACCATGCCTTTGCGCCAACCATGCCTACTTCGCGAGAAATGTTTCGCAAGCCGCCATCCGCCACTGGATCTCCTTGCACAACCCAAAGCGACCCACTAGTCGCTGCCAGCATATAAGCGTCTTTGTGCGGAATTAGTGAAACAATGTCACCTCCGATTTCGCCAGCTTCAGAAAGTTGCATCACAAACGGACGCATAACGTCTGAAACATCAGAACCCAAAAACCAATCCGAGTAATTCCCTTGACGGCTAGCGTAAATAATCTTCCCAACTGGTCTGATAAGCCTGTCTCGGTAAACACACTGAGAAGGCTGACTTGCTGGTGCATTTGTGCCAGGATTTACGTAAACAGTACCTCCACTATGCAACGCCGCTTCTCCAGAATTACCAACAATGTAATTTCCAGAATCGTCTGTTATCCTGTTACCAGCGCCGTCAGCAAAATACTCAGCAGAAGTAGGAAGAGGAGGAGAATAACCAGACTGAGACCACGAGCCACCACGAAGACGCCCCTGGAAGTCTTCCGAACGACAGTTTACAGCCCAAGGACTGAAATACTGCTCCCTCCTGCCTGTTTCTTGTCGAAGAGACAGCCTTCTGTTTACTCCAGATGGAAACAGTATTTCTTTGTTTGACATGTCATCGCTTAAGCATCAGGAACTGCAAGTTGACCAGGAGTTCCGTTCGCAGCAACAGTAAACCCCTTCCAATTAGTTGGCGACTCGCAAATCAGGATCGCCATTACATTTTGGGAGAGCGCAGACTCGAAGTTAGTACCTGTAGTTCCGTTGATACCAACAGCAGCTGGAGAAGTCGTTCGGATTTCGCCACCCGTGGCCGCTCCAGCAATGATAACAATCTTTCCTGGGTCTGGAGCAGGAAGAATCAAAATGTTATCAACCGCGCCCCAAGTAGGGATAACGAGTTGAAGCAAACGCTCCTCTGGAATCCTTGTGCCTGCTGCAGTGGCGGTCAAACGCACAACACCAGGACCGCCAGAAGCAAAGGCTTGCAATGCGTCATTCAGAAGATTATGAGGCGACGACATAAAATTACTCCTTGTAAAAAACTCAGTCTTTCAGCGTAACACCGACAACGCCAGCGGCATTACCTGTAATCTTGACAAAACGCGCTCCGCTTAACGCAGCGGGAATCGGATGGGCTTGGCCCGCAGCCACAGTTTGCGTAACAGCAGCACTGGAGGCATCTTCAGCCGCCAAATAAGCACCGTCGATTTTAGTGCTGGAATGCCATGTCAACGTCGTTAGAGATGACCCAGATGGGATGTGAACCATTCCAAATTCGAAATCTCCAATGTTAATAGCTGTGCTGTCGGCAATATTGGCAACAAGCGCGACATTGATTGATTCAATTGATACACTGTATTTCGCGGTTGTCATAATTCGTTTCCATTCAAAGATATTCCGCTTATTCGCTGTTCGCGACTGCGATAATCATAGTCGAAAACGCCAAATTTACCACTTTCCCCTCGCGGCATATCTCTTCCGAGGCTAGTCGGGCTAGAGCGATCTTGGTCGTTCCGAATAGCCAGAGCAATCAATTCTAAAAATCGCTTCTCGTGGACGTGCTCTCTTTCTTCGTAATTATGCTCTGCCGCAGCTAAACACGCTTCGAGAATAACCTGACTTAGCATTTCACCCCCAATTGGATATGGATTCGATTCGTCGATGTCAACTGGACGAAGAATCATTGGTACTCGCAAGGTGTAAGCCGCATCTGGGGCTGGATAAAACGCTAATGATTTGCGACTCCCAACAGTTGGGTCAAACCTTTCTGTCCTGATAGTGTAGAAAACAGGCCTGTTAAACTCAGGGTGGTCGGCTTCAAGTTTCCTGATTGTTGAGTTGTGCCTTTGCCGAACAGATGGATACCATTGGTCTGGACCTGGATAAAACGCTAAATCGCTGTCGTTTGCCACCGTGTCAAAGGCCGCATCCATTGGAATTTCTGGTCGAGCGAGCTTGTACGACGAAGCGCTAGCAACGGCAACGGAAGTGTCGTCAAGAGTTATTTGAGAGTTACTTTGGCGACTTGCTACTGAATAATACTTGTTGTTTACCGTAAAAACGCCACTTGCAGCCCAAGCCGGGAACGTCCCTCCAGCCAGCGTTACAACCCCAGCGGCAATCGTCACCGTCCCAGTAGCGTACGGAGCCGTTGTGACCACATCAGCTAGCGGCCTAAAAAAAGACCATTCGTGGGCCGAGTAAACGCGATAAAGACCGTCGTGAATGCAATATTTTATCCTAGTCAACTGATCTGCAGAAAATGAATCCCCAGACTCAGCACCGAACAGATAATGACCAACTCGCTCTACCAGACTTGAATAGCTAGTCGGCCCAGCTGCAGCGCTTGTGCGAGCCGCAAAGTCAATTTCGAAATGATAGGTTGCACCTTCGTAAACAAACTCAACATACCCAGTGTATGCAACATTGATCACATCAGTGAACTCGTACTGATATGTACCCGTTGCAACCTGTGTCATTGCAGTGTTGTTGGCGACAACGACCGCATTTGTGTCGTTTCGTTTCACACCAAACGTATTTGTCGGGTCTGACAAAGTTGCCGAGGTGACGTTTGTAGGGACGCCCTCAACCCTAAATGTTTTCCGTATTATTCTTGCCATAATCAGTCAATAGTTATGCTATTGTCCTCTACGGAAATGTTTTTTATACCTGTCGCTGCCGCTTCGTCTCTTGGGTAAAACGTCGCCGTGCTCAACGTGAGGTCGTACACCTCATTGGCGAACCCACCCGTCGCACCAACAAACGCATTGAGCCGATACGCACCGGCAGCAATGTCGGTAAATGCCACGCTGTAGCGGTTCTTGTCGTTTGTCTTCTCGCTTGCCGATGCGGTAGCGACGACCGTATCGCTGCCCAAGGCGAACAGTTTGCACGAAAGCGTCAATCCAGTACCGGCAGAAAACTCAAGCGTCTGCGTTGCCATCCGTTTCGTCCTTCAATGCTTGGATCTTCGCTGCCAACGGCAACAGCACACTTGCGGCTTGGAGTCCACCGTTCTTAACGGCCAAGTCTAAGCATGCCATCAGTTGCTGCTGTTCTTCTTTGGTGATTTCGAGGTTCATGATTACTCCGGTAAAACGTCAGGAATCTGCAACTGGGCTACGAGTGCCGCTTGTTGCTCTGGACTTAAAGAATCAAACATCTGCAACGCCGACTTCTTCTTGAAATCGATGAGTTGCTTGTAGTAGCTATCGCAAGCCGACCGTATTACCGAATCAAGATAGCTCTGTGCCGTGAACAGTTCCTTGAGCGGCTTCTTGTCCGCTTCGGGCAGACTCGCATTACTTGCGGTGATCTGTTCGTTCTCGGTGACGATGGGCTTGTTCGCTTCAAGGCAAGCGAAGCCTACGCCCCATTGTTGTTCTTGTGTTAACTGTGTTAGGTCGATCATGGTTTGGGTTCCTATGTATGTATATACACGAAATTAGTTAATGTTTATTTAATTTGGCTGGCTGTGGTAGTCGCTAATGATTGCTTAATTTCTGGCAAATAGAAAGCCTCGGCATCGACTACACTATTAAACCATCGCCAGCCATCGACAGGGTAGGTGTATGTATCTTTTTGGTCGCGGAACAACTGGTATTCGTTGCATCGCACGAAATTAGGTGCGTGGTGTATTGTTCCGCTTTCCAGCTTATAAAAACCGTCGCTCATGTTGTCACGGTCCATCCTTTGTTGGTCGCTATTGTTTCGTCATCGGTTGCTGTTCCTGGATTTCCTGTGACCGTGATAGTTCGATTATTCTGAATTGCAGCAACGCCGCCAGAAACATATGTGCCGGTTGCCGCGTTGGTCACAGTAAATGTTCCGTTCGTCGTGTTCACCGTCGCAACCGTTGCGTTTGTCAGGTTATAAGCAACTGGACTAACGCCCGTGATAGTCACCGTCCTGCCTGCGACGAATGCCGTGATGTCGTCCACGGTATAAGTAACCGTCGTTCCGTTGCCAGTAACATTGGTCACGTTCGGATTTAGCTTATCGAGTGCCGTGTACATTTCGTTTAGCTCTGCGGCGCTCATATTGCAGCCGTTAAACGACTGTGTCCACCGCATTCCTGTTAGCTTTGCTTTTCCGAGAGTTACAGATCCAGACAATGTCATATTGTTATTGTTTACCGAGGAGATTGCGGATAGCGTTAGTTCTGGTATTGTGCGTAACGATGAACAGCTTGAAAACATGCTAGCCATGGTTGTCACCGCAGCCGTATTAAACAGCGGGACACTCTGGAGCGATGAGCAGGTGTTAAACATGCTATTCATGGCTGTCACCGCAGCCGTGTTAAACAGCGGGACGCTTTGAAGCGATGTGCAGTCGTTAAACATGCTAGCCATGGTCGTTACCGCAGCCGTGTTAAACAGCGGGACGCTCTGGAGCGATGCGCAGCCGTTAAACATGCTAGCCATGGTCGTTACCGCAGCCGTGTTAAACAGCGGGACACTCTGGAGCGATGAGCAGCCGTTAAACATGCTAGTCATGGCTGTCACCGCTGCCGTGTTAAACAGCGGGACACTCTGGAGCGATGAGCAGGTGTTAAACATGCTAGTCATGGCTGTCACCGCAGCCGTGTTAAATAGCGGGACGCTTTGAAGCGATGTGCAGTCGTTAAACATGCTAGTCATGGTCGTTACCGCAGCCGTGTTAAACAGCGGGACGCTCTGGAGCGATGCGCAGCCGTTAAACATGCTAGCCATGGTCGTTACCGCAGCCGTGTTAAACAGCGGGACGCTCTGGAGCGATGCGCAGCCGTTAAACATGCTAGCCATGGTCGTTACCGCAGCCGTGTTAAACAGCGGGACGCTCTGGAGCGATGCGCAG